CTTGATCTGAGTTGAACTTAGCTAGAGCATTAGCTTCACCAGCGTTGAAACGAGACATAGCATTGTTTTGCTCAGAGTTAAACTGTGATACCTGTGTAGCAAGTGTAGCAAAGAATTGGTTAGTCTGATTCTCTGATGTAGCATTAAACTGTTTAGCGGCATTCTCTTGTGCTGTATCAGATAAGATAGTATTAACACGTTGTTGTGCTACAAACATACTTGTCTGTTGCTCATTACTGAGGTTAGCCATATCCATCTGTAAGAATGCTTGAGCTGTTTGTACTTGTGCTTGTTGTCTATTATTTAGATTAGTTAAGTCTACTTGAGACATAGCCGCTGCATCAGCCATAACTTTAGCCTGACGATTACTCAGGTTTTCTAGGTTCATAGTCTGAGCCATCTTAGCATTCTCAAGAGCTATTTGCTGTTGTGCAGTGAAGTTCATGTTAGCTATTTCAGATACCTTAGCCGCGTTCTGAACCTTAGCTTGGAAGTCTTGTGTAAATTCCATATTGAGGAAGCCAGCACGTTGACGTGCAGACTCCATAGCAACCTCTTGCTTATTAGATGCATCCATCTGTGCAATAGGTAGTGCAGATTCCATAGCCGCTTGTACAATAGCCATACCAGCTAGTGATGATGCACCTAAGCCTCTTGCCGCCATAGTAGCTGTAGCAGTACGCATTGCCCCTGCAGCCCATACTGGTGTAGCCCCACCTTCAAAGTCTGCCATGAGTGAAGACAACTCGTCTTTAACACTAGCCGCTTCTAGCTTCTGTGTTCCATAAATGTCTTGTACTTTTGTTTGATCTACAGCTGAGCCATCAATCATCTCTCCTGCTTCAACTACACGTGTAGGAGCATCTTCTACTTTAGCCGCTTCACCCTGAGCCGCTTGTAGATCTAGCTGAGCTAACTGTGTAGGATCTGCAACTGCAGCTGTTGTAGTAGCGTCTTCACTTACTGTACCTGTAGCCGCAGTAACACCCGATAAAGCTGTATCTACAGCAGGTGCAGCAGTAGCAGATTCTTCTATAGTAGATGGTTGTGTAATAGGTGCAGCCACAGCATCTGTAGATGGTATTGCTGTTGTCATACCTGCGGTACTTGCATCACCTGCTTGTCCTGTACCTGTAGTAATACCAGTACCTACACCTGTGTCTGCATCTGTCTCAGCCTTAATAGTTAGCTTACGAGGGTCAGAGGTAATAGCCTTAGTCATAATGTTTGCACCACTACTAATAGTTACCCCACCCTCAGCCATCATCTTAACAGGAGCACCCTCTATGGTACGCCTAGCCGCTAGTGTGAACTTACCCATCTTGGATGCAGCTCTGGGGTTAGATGCTAGAAAGAGATTAATAGACTTATTGTCCATAGGGCCGTTGTAACCCAGCGCTGGTAAAACCTTCTTCTGTAATGTCTCAGGTTTGAACCCTACAAACTTTTTTGCCATAATTATTTATTCCCTAACTGCATCCACACTGCACCAGCAATGAATGTTAAAATAGCTATTGTTGTTACCTTGACCACAGTAGACCAGATACCTCTGCGTGTATCGCGCCATACGTCAAGTAGGTCTCTCATTTCGTTTATATCTTTAGCTGCTGTCGCATCATGTAATCCGATAGACGACAAAGCTTGCCTAGCTCCGCGCTTAGCTGCACGATCTAGCATAGATTCTAACTCTTCTGGTGTCAAGTTAATCTCAGACATTAGCTTGCTGTATAACCATTGCCAGCAGTAATAGCGGCATTAGTTGCAGTCATACTTTCGTCTGTCCAGTAATCTTTAGCAACCATTAGTTCTAGGTGCTGAGTATTACGATCCACACAGTCTTGTCGATCTGCCGCATCATCATCTGCCATAGCATTCCCTGCTATCACGTCATTGATAAGTGCAACTGAGTCACCCATTGCTGAGTAGTTCTGTGCGATTTGTTCGGCTGTTAATTCATCCATTGTTTATGCTCCTTCTAAAGCTGTAATACGAGCCTCTAGCTCTTGGATTGTTTTTACTAATAGTGGTACAAGTTTAGACTGATCTATACCCTGCATTACTGCATTGCCATCTTCATCAACTTCGTTGTGCGTTCCATGTACTGCTTCTGGTACAACTGCTTGTGCTTCATGTGCTAAGAAACCATCAACTGTAGTGTCAGCGTCAGCTATGAAGTTAAACCTTGCTGGCTTGAGTTGCTTTAATCTAGTTGTAGCATCCCAAGTGTAGTTTACGTTTTCTTTAAGCCTGTAGTCTGAGGATGTGTTGTAGTTTGTAGCACTATTTTGAGTGGATATATAACCAACTTGTCCATTGGAATTATAAAAACGATTGTGGTAGTGAAATCCTGATGTCCCAGCTTTTGTCTGTATCCCAGCTCCGGTAGAATTAATCTTTATACCTGAACTTCCACCTGTAGTAGCAAACCCTGTGCCAATAAGAACTGCACCTGAACTATCAATATGAACCCTAGGATTACCATCCCCATCAGACAACACGATGAGGTTGCTTAATGTGCGGATGTCTAGGCCGCCTTGGTTGCCGCCATATGAACCAATGATGGAGTTTTTAGCGCCAGTTGTTATTTCACGCCCAGCGCCAGAGCCTATGAATGTGTTAGAACCAAGACTGCCTGACAAGACTAAGCCAGCAGTTCTTCCTATGCAAGTATTATGGCTACCATTACCGCTAAAATGAGCTTGTTTACCCACTACTGTGTTGTAACTGCCCGTAGTGCAAAAACGTAAAGCATCCGATCCAACTACTACGTTTTCAGTACCAGTAGTAACTGCAAACCCAGCCTCTCTACCAACACCTGTGTTATGGTTTGCAGTGGTGAGGCTGTTGAGAGTAGCACGACCTAATCCAACATTCGCTGTACCGCTTGTGTTGCTACTTAATGCGCCAGAACCAACACCTGTGTTATTTCCAGCTGTGTTGTGATAGAGTGCATCTGAACCAATCGCCACATTGTCATTGCTGGTTTGATTGCTATATCCCGCACGATAACCGAGAGAAACATTAGCAATGCCTGTTGTGTGGCTATAAGCTGCATCATAGCCAATTGCCGTAAGCCGATAACCAGTTGTGTTACTGCGACCCGCACGGAAGCCAACCGCAGTGTTGTCTCCATTAGTTGTATTGCTGTAAAGAGCTTGATAGCCGACTGATACGTTTTGAGTACCCGTAGTATTAGTTAAAAGCGACTGATACCCCACGGCAGTGTTGTTACTTGCGGTGGTGTTTGAGTAGAGTGACCTATAACCTAAACTAACATTATTAGAACCTGTCGTGTTTTCTTTTAAAGCATCCGAACCAAATGCCGTATTTAATTGGCCTGTGGTATTTCGGTACATAGAAAAATAACCCGCTGAAGTGTTGTCATTTGCTGTCGTGTTTTCTTGTAAAGCTGTCCTACCTAAAGCAGTATTACGAATACCTGTAGTGTTTTTGCTTAAAGCATCCATACCAACTGCTGTATTATTAGACCCTGTGGTGTTTGAATATAAAGCACCCGTACCAACAGCTACAAGTAAATCGCCAGTAGTATTACTATACCCTGCCTGATAACCAACCGCTGTGTTGCGGGAGGCGGTAGTGTTGGAGCGGAGTGCATCATACCCCAACGCAGTGTTTTTTGTGCCAGTTGTGTTACTTGTTAAAGAACGAATACCTACCGCAGAGTTATCGCTGCCAGTGCTTGCATAGAGTGATTGGTAACCAACGGCAGTGTTGCCACCTGTCTCAGTGCTACTATATGATGCTTGATACCCCACTGCCGTGTTGTTAGATGCGGTGGTGTTTCCATATAAAGCATATGGGCCTATACCAACATTATTGCTTCCTGTTGTGTTAAAGTAAAGCGCAGTGCTTCCTAAAGCAACATTTAACGCTCCTGTTGTATTTGTGTAAAGAGACTGTCTACCAACTGCTGTGTTCTCTGATGCAGTGGTGTTGAAGCGTAGTGCTTCTTTACCTAAAGCTACATTATAGTTACCTGTTGTATTAGCATATAGTGCAGTATACCCAAAAGCATTATTATCACGTCCTGTAGTATTTAAAGCAAGTGCAGATCGACCAAAGGCACTATTGTCTACACCCGTTGTATTAGCCCATAATGATTGATAACCAAGTGCAGAGTTATCTACACCTGTATTAGCGTAAAGGGATTGATACCCAACTGCTGTGTTGTTGGATGCGGTGGTGTTGTTCACTAGAGAAGCATAACCAATGGCTGTATTGTTAGCCCCCGTGGTGTTGTTATACCCAGCATTGTGACCAACAGCAGTGTTAGCTGACGCAGTGTTTGCCTGTAACGCAAGGCGGCCAATGGCTACGTTTTCACCGCCAGATACATTTGATTGCAATGCACCATGACCAAACGCATGATTGTTATTCCCTGTTGTAAGTGCAGTTAATGATACACCACCTACCGCAGTGTTGTTTCCACCAGAAGTTAAGCTATCCAACGCAGTATCACCCAACGCCACGTTGTCTGTACCAACAGGATAGTTTCCGTCTAGCTTGATCGTGCCGCCGTCTACTGAAACATTACCGTTAACAGTAGTTGTGCCAGTGAATGTGGGACTAGCCGTGGGTGCAGCACCAACAACTTCCGCAACAGAAATCTGTCCATCTGCTAGTTCAGCATTGTCAGATATTAAATTGGCTAAAACTCTTGCCTTACTCATTGTGGCTAATCCCTCTTATTATAATATTAAGCTGCTTCTTCTACGGCTGGTTCTTCCAGGGAAGTTGCAAGCATTTTGACGAAAGCTTCTCTACCAATGCCTAGCTGATCTAGGTTAAATTGCGTTGTAGAAATCTTTCGATCTAAGTCGGTGATATGGTTGATCATAGTCTTTTGCTGATCAGTCATATTATCAATTTCGTATTCTTTATCATTTACCGTTATAGTTGGGTTTTTTTCTGTTTTTCCCATTATAAACTCCTTTAAGTTTTTGGTTAGGGGTTGGTTTGTGCATCCATAGCTGTCTGGTATGCAGTCTTCACTGCACTTGTCCAAACTGCGCTACAGATAGCTTGTACTTCTGTTGACTCACCTGAGATGTCAGTGTCACCCCATGTATCATCTGATTTAGTTGAGCAAGTTAAGACGTGACGATGGAATGAGCGACTAATCTCTGTGCCATCTCTAGCTATCACTGTAGCTGTACGAACTTGCACATGCTTGTAATCTCCTACGACTTCAATCTTATCTTCTACTTGTGTTTCTGTAAGTGCCATATTGGCCTCCTGTTTTTATCGTGGCGTGATTGCCACCTGTCTATGCCTAGAATCCACTAGGCGTATAGTTATGCCGCAGTGTTGTAAGTAAAAGCTAATCTTAAATATGTTCCAGTTAAATCAGCATTTGAGAGTGCAATACTTGCAGCAGCATCTCTGCTATAAAAAAGTTCCAAATTGGAACTCCCAGAACTACTAGATTGAAACACATAAACTGCTTTTGCGGTAGCTGGCCAGTTGAGGTTGTAAACCTGCATTGGATGGTACATATCAACGCAATCTACACTACTTGTAGAATATGGTAAGCCTGTAATTGAAAGATTACCTGAAACAGCAGTTGTTGCTATGTTATTAAAAGACATTTGCACATACACTGCCCTGCCTACTTTTGTATAGCGGCCTAAATTTGTAGATTCATATGATCCACTTATAGAGCCTATTAAAGAAGGGCTAAAGTTGCCCTCTTCATAATCACTCAACTTATTAGCCGACCCAGTACCGCCGAGGTAGACACCGCCTGATAGGTAGAGGTCTTTGTAGCGGCCTGTATTGTGTCCTAAATCTAAAAGGCCATCTCTTGTACTTCCATCTGCGTTACATGGGTCAATTCTCTGGTTGTCTCCATCCCACTTTTGCCCTGCATTATCTGCAGTGGCAGTATAAAGAATGTCATTACTCCTTACACCAATACTACCTACAGTTGTGCCGTCTTTGTTAAAGTTTAGAATGCCACCATCACTACCAATTCTATTTAGATTTAGAGGTTCAGCTCCAGAACGTCCTAAAACCGTAGCTCCATTCGCCCTAAACTCTTGACCTTCTGTACTGTAAGAAGCACTCGACTTACCCACCAACAAGTTGCCTGATGAGTCGATGCGCATACCAAGTTGGGGGCTTCCATTATTGTAATAAAAGTCAATTCCGTTAAGGTATGAGCCGCCGTAACGATAAGAGCCTATAGTAACTGGATAAGCGGCATTACCGAAAGATATTTCAGCTTGCGTATAGGATGAGTTGTTGCCGTTGTCAGCAGATGTAAACACTGAAAGAGCATCACTAGGCGAACTCGTCCCAATACCAAGACGTTCAGAACTCGCATCCCAGAAGAACTTAGCAGTTGTGCCTGTGTCCTCGTAGAAGCTGATGTCGCCGCCTTCTGTAATTCTTAATGCCTGAACCTCGCTTACATCTATTTGAAATCTTGGGGATGAACCTGAGTTAGTAGCATCCACATCTAATATTGTAACTCCGTTCAAATCAGAATATAACTTTGTGAAAGAACTGTTACTGCCATTTCTAATTGTTAGGAAAGATGAAGTATCGCCACTATTAACAGTTAAACCATCTGTTACAGTTGTTCCTGTAACGTCAATACCTGTTGATGTTGTTTGAAACTTCTGATTGCCATCGTGATATATTCTAACTTCACCATCGGCATTTCCAAACAGATAAGTTTCACCTGTATATTTACCGATAATAACATCATTGCCACGAACATATAAATTTCCAGTACCTGCATCATCAACATAGCTATTAGACCCATCATGGTAAATCTGTAGGTCAGACCCAGCACCGAAGATGGCTTTGTCGTTGTCACCGAATGACAAGTTACCCGTCATGGTATCGCCAGCAACTTCAACATAACGTGCATCTGATGCAGTCTTAGTATAATGATCTGCTAATACAAACGTACCATAAGCTACAATATCAACTACATCATTTACTGATGCACCTGATGCTAATGTGATGCTTGTACCATTTGTAGCTGTGAAGTCTGTGCCAACTAATAGTTTAACACCATTGAGATACACATCAATATAGCCAGTATCATATGTAGCGGCAAATACTGTTTGACCTGCCGTAGCTGTATATGTGGTACGTTCTGATGTACCATTAACCGCAGAACCTGCTGACTGCCAACCACCAGAACCGTATACGTTCATAATGTTAGTTGTGCTGTTAAAGTATAATGCACCTGTGATAAGAGCATCACCATCATTGTCTACTGTAGGAGCAGATGACTTAGCACCTAAGTATCTATCATCAAAGTTGTCATAGGAAGCTGCGGCATTAGTAGCACTTGTAGCCGCAGATGTTGCAGAGTTACTTGCCGCAGTAGCTGAAGTAGCCGCATTGGTTTCACTTGTAGCGGCATTCGTAGCTGAAGTAGCGGCGACAGTAGCTGAACCTAAGATACCATCTACATACGTTTTATTAGTAACATCAGTACCAGCAGTAGGTGTAGCAAGACCAGTGATCTTATTGTTACCCATAGCTAATGCACCAGACATTGTATCACCTGTCTTAGCTACACGGGTATCTCTCTGTGCATCTGTATATGCTTTAGTTGCTACGTCTTGTGCTGATGTAGGATCACCTGCACCTGTAATCTTGTTGGTACTCATTGCGATAGCACCTGTCATTGTGCCACCAGCTTTTGGTAGTTTAGTCGCAATGGAGTTAGTTACTGTAGTGCTGAATGCATCATCATCATTTAGAGCATCAGCTAGTTCACCTAGTGTATCTAGCCCTGCACCTGCATCACCAATCAACGTAGATATTTCATCATCTACATACTTCTTAGTTGCGGCATCAAGATCATTAGTTGGAGCAGTAAGATTTTGTATAGTAGCTGATGTACCAGCATTCATGTTTAACGTACCATCAATAGTTACGTTAGTGAATGTAGATGTACCAGAACCTGCTGTTACGTTACCAGTTAGATTACCAGTGACGTTACCTGTTACATTTCCTGTATGAACACCAGCAGTATTACCAGTTACGTTACCAGTAATATTACCTGTGATACCACCTGATGAAGTTAGTGTAGTAAATGCACCAGTGGATGCAGATGATGCACCTATTGTAGAACCATCTATAGAGCCACCATTGATGTCTGCAGTAGCTAGGGTAGCTTGGCCTGTTGTAGATAGCGTTGTGAAGCTACCTGCGGCTGTTGCAGAAGCACCTATAATAGTACCATCGATGTTACCACCGTTAATGTCTACAGTAGCAAGTGTTGATGTACCTGAGGCACCTAGTGTAGTGAATGAGCCTGTGCTTGGTACTGACGCACCTAGTGCAGCTCCATCTATCGTACCACCATTAATATCGGCTGTAGCGGCTACTAAAGAAGTGTTGGCATTAAGTGTCGTAAATGTACCTGCCGCTGGTGTAGCTGAACCTATAGTGGCATTATCAATAGCTCCAGAGTTAAGGTCTACGGATGTAATAGTTGTAGTGCCTGTAAGTGTTGATGTACCTGTAACACTCAAGTTATTGTTTAGTGTAGCACTTGTGAATGTAGCAGTTGTAGGTGTTGAAGCACCTAAGATAGTACCATCAATATTACCTGCATTAATATCTACAGTAGCTAGTGTGGCTGTACCTTGTAAGTGTAAATCTTTAAACTTAGCTGAGCTTGAACCTAAGTCAATATCATTAGTTGTAACTGGAAGTATAACACCATCTTGGAAACGTACTTGTTCTACAGCAGCTGAGGATACTTCTACGAATACACCAACTGTATTATTGTTAGTGTTTATAACAACTTTGTTTAGCGCATCAACATCACCGATAAGTGGAATGTATCCACCTTCTCCTGTTGAGCCATCATGCTTGTGTCCACTTGATACAGCAAATGCATCACGGAGTTTGTTATACTCAGCGTTAATAGGGGCTGCACGTAGTGTAGCTGTTGGTACTATGTCTGCTATAGACTGTCTTACGTAACCTGCCAAAGTATTATCTCCTGTCGGCTGTCTCATACGTCAAGGCTATTGCCTGTATAGTATGACTTGCATTTGTATTATTTGTAACATAATTCACTGAAACAGAATTACCTGACCCAGATATGTTGGTAAGAGTTTTAGGGGATGGGTTACCATCATATATACCACCTGCTCCATATATAGCTGTACCATAAATGGAAGCAGCTCCCTCTGTAGTAAACTCATAGTTTGTTGGGCTTACTGTATTTGTATCATCATAATCATACGATACACCAACAAATACTTCTGTGTTACCTTCAGACTTAAGGTATGTATTTACTTTATGCACTACCTTACGTACCTCTGGATCTTCCATGTAAAAGTAAGGGCTTTGATATAGACTAAATATATCTTGTCCATCAAAACTATTACCTCTTTCTTGGCGATGTACTTTACCAGAACCATCACCGTGTATTACGTGTTCAAACTGTCCTATATATCCACTATCAACGCAGTTAGCTTCTATACCAATCAACTGACTATACTCAAAGATACTCTGTTTATTCTGACTCTTACGTATACCACCTATTAAAGATAGAGATGAGTCATTCTTAAAGAAGAATCTAAACTGTGACTTCTTCCTAAGTACCACAATAGAAATGTCTGTTATCTGTTCTGATAAATAGTAGTTATCGAAGATAGACTGTATTTCTTTAGACACAGTAGCAAGTTCAACATCACCAATTTTATCAGTACCAGAAATAGGACGTATACCATCAGGTCCTAAGAAAAGTAAGTCACCACCAAATTCTACTACAGAATCAGGAGCAAGGCAACCCATATTTGAAGTAACATTCTCTAAGACAAAGTTAGCTGCATTATTACCTGTCAGCCTTTTAATATTGTTAGCACCAAAGATGTATAATTGGTTACGGAACTTTTTAATAGCTGTTATAGTATAACCTACATTAATAACACCAGCACCATTTGCAGGGCTAAAGTCAGAGTAGTTTAGAGGAGCACTAAAATATATATTATATGGTTCAGAGGAATCACCACACAGAAAAATGTGAGATGCAAACTCTTCAGAATATTTAGGGTCATTTGGAGCTTGTGCGTGTGTTATCTGTGAGTATGCAGTACCATTATATGCAGATGCAGGGTTTACTCCATCCGTAAGAAGTAATACTTCACCTGCCCAGTTAAAGCTAGTAAATCTTATTTTACTAACATTAGTCATATCAGGATTGCCAACCTCAGGTATAGCTACCCAAGAATCACTTGAATCCTGCCACTTGTATAAGTAGTCGTGACCAGATGTAGGTTTTCTACATGCAAATATACCATCATCTAAGTTGCCATTTACTGCTACACCTAGCACAGCACCTGTCCCTGGAACAGTACCATATTCATTAGAGTAGCCACTAACACGACGATAACCACCAGCTAAAGCAGGTTCATAGTTTATCATGCGTATGGCACTACCTGATAAGTTTGAAGCTTGGGTTAAAGGATCAACATTAGTGATCAATCCTCCAGCACAAACTGATAGGTATGTATTAAGCTTATCTGCCATTTAAACATCATTCTTATAGAAAGAGTTTCCTACTCGGTTTATTACAGTAGACCTTAGGTAATCTTTAGTATCTACTAATAGTCTACGCATAGTCTTTATACCTTTTTTAAACTTATCCGCATGTAACTGTGCAGACTGTTCATTAGATCTAAAGTGCATTAAGTACATCATAGCACCATCAAGTACTACATGTCTAAATCTGTCAGGTATTATACAAATGTCATCACTGAGTGTTAAATCTGCAGGGAACTTCCAGTAGCTATACTCTATAACATAAGAAGCATCAGGAGGAGGCGTGACTCCAAACTTAGTGCTCTGTGTTTTATATACAGTAGTAGGCTTACCATAGCCACTTACACCAGCTACATCATCTATGCTTCTCTTTTCTGATACATAACTTTCGTAAGAGATACTAGGTAGGTGTGTAGGATGGGCAGATTCTGCATTTGTTAGATAGAAAGTTTCCCAATCAGCTTTTGAATAATCAGCAGGGAAATCATATATGCTAGTACCAGAAGATAACGTATGTTGATATGTTACTAGAGTGAAAGGCCACTCCTGTGCATCTTGTAGTATTTCACGTATAGAAGAATTAACAGCATCTTTAGCTAGAGATTGAACGTTTTTAGTTGTAGTAAAGTCTGCTTCACTAATCTCAACTTCGTTAAGACGACGAAGTAATTCATTCACTAGATTTATATAAGTCGCCATGTTAATTCCTAAGAGGTTTTAAATGTACATAAAGGGGCTAGTATAAAACCAGCCCCAATATTAAGTTTTATTACGCAGCGTTGTAGTGCGCTGTGACTAATGCTTCTGGGCGAAGAATCTTGCGCCCGTAAAGATGCATACCGCGAACGATGTCAGCGAATGAATCTGGGTCACGATAGTTCTCGACCTTGTTGATCTGCTCAGCAGAAGCAACAGCATCGTCTTGACCAGCTACGATAACACCAAAGTTTACGTCTTGTGCTAATGCACCAGAAGTTCCAGCCCCTGTACCTTTTGCAGGTAGTGAGTTAGATTGGTAAATACGGAAGCCGTGTAGGTTGTTTAAGACCAAGCCGTTTTGTAGACCTGCTCCACCGAAGTCAGCATTCAACATACGTGAATCTTCGTCTTTGAGCATCTCAATA